TTTACACTAATAGTAACTATTGGTAGTTCAAATTCATTCCAATCGAAATCAGGAATCCCACGCCATAATGGACGAGCTGCAATTGCGTTATACAAACTACCTAATTCGGCAATATATGGCGCACATTCTGTCCTTAACTTAGATATTACTATATCATCTACACCTTCTTTAGTAAATGGCAATGGACCGGCTTCGGTAATTATCTCACATATTTTCATCTGACTATCTCGGACAGTGTTCTGAACCAAGACGATGAACCAGGTTGCTTAGATTCAGGTAATTTAATTAATCCTTTTTTCTCATCTTCCTTGGCCTGTGCTAATTTTGCATTCTTCTGTGGGTCAGCTGCTAAAGCCTTCATAATTGTATTAATATTTGCAAGGTCATCTGCTGTTGCGCCCGGGTTAAGTAATATTTTAGCAACAGAATCTTTATTGTCTGCAATCACTTTATTTGTAGTGCGATCGACGAGTTTACCTTCAAATGGACTAAATTTTAAGCCTAAGGCCTTGGCTATGCTCGCATAAAGAATAAAGAGCTGCCCGCCCTTAAATCCTGGATCTTTATATTGTCCTGATGGCCCGTGTGTATGAAACGGTGCGACTTTGGCTGCATCCGGAATAATCATTAAATCTACTTGTACAAAACTGCCGTCTGGGACTGGCATTTTGACGTGGACATTACGACCCGACTGTGCGGCTTCAAATCCTTGCTTCTCTACATATTGCTTTAGTGCTAGACGTGTGTATTTCTCATCTGGGGTATTAAATAACTTGGCTAGTTCGCCTGCATCTACAAATACGTCCATATCGCCTGACTCAACTTTATATCCGGCCGAGCCAATATCAGGAATAATATCTACGCCCTTAGGCACTATTTTCCTTATATCGTTTATTATGCCACGAACATATTCCTGCTTAATCGGTTTAACATCTGGGAATACATTTCCACCTTCTGTCAGTGTTGCTTCTTTAACAATAGGAGTTGGACCAGTATCTACTTTATTGTAAACATACCCAGTACCTTCTTCTTCATTCCATGTGCCAATTATTTTACCATTATATCTGGCAATCTGATTATCGTCTTTATCTCTTTTATATTTGGCAAATCCAGCAGACATGCCCGCAACTGCCTGCTTCCATTCGCTATAGCCAGAATAAATGTCCGTATTTTTATTTGGTATGGTTCCTTCAGCAACTTGTGGGCGTGGCTTGTTGTAAACAACAGGTTTAGTCATCATTGCAGGTTCATATGCTGCCTTTCTGGCAGCTTCAGCATCTGCCCTTCTTTGTTGTTTAGGACTTAGCTTAGGCCTTTGTTTAGGTGTCGGAATAAACTTTCCGCGTTGTTGTAGAGCAGTATTTTCTAAATAATTAATAGTATCCGACGCAGTGACTTTTTGTCCTACTTGGTTGAACCATCCAGTATTAGTCTTGTAATATTTGCTCTTAGTGTTAGGTTCAATGATTTCAAAACGTTCGCCTGGTTGCAAGGCATTTGGATCCACACCTGGTTGACCTGGTTGAATACTTGCTCGGCCAGGGTGTGGTCTCATAACTGCACCTGCCTGCTTTTCAATTGCGGCTTGCGCGGCTGCCTGAGCCTGTTTTGTTTGTGCTGCGCTTGCTTTTGCTTTGTCTACTAAAGCCTGCGACGCAGTGTGCGCTCCAAAACCTTTGGCTAAGCCTGCTGCTATTCCAGTGCCGACACCCTGAAACCTACCACCGTGTGTACCTGTAATACCGGCTACGTTTGCTACGGCTTTAGCACCTTTCTTGACAGAGTCCCAGAAACCTTCTTCGATTATTTCATTGATCTTCATTCTTAGTTGCCCTTCTAATTCCCCGGGCGAACTTAGCCGTATCTTGTGCCTTAATAGAATTAATGAGACGGCGCTCTAAATCTTCGGCCGTCTCTGGATCATAATTTTCCCTGATCGTATTAATTAAATTAATTGCACCCTGTATGATGTGGTTGGCACGACTTTCTAAGAGTTTTTCGCGATCTCTATGGACTAATAAATTATCTAATTCATCTAAGATCGACTTAGTTTTCTTCTGCAAAAGGCATTCCTCCGGGTCTAATAGTATTTATTCGGAATATTGAATGGCTACTTTTTGACAGTGCTCATCCCTGAAATCATCTGTTTTAACCGTGCAGAATTAACATCACCTGACACCTTACCTGTAATTTCTGACTCTGTTGCGCTAGGTGCGGTTGTTGTTGTTGATTTAGGTTTAATCTTACCTAAAATATTGCTGGCTACGGATGGTGGCAGTGAACCGGTGCCGCTTTCATCTTCGCCGGCATCCACAATACGCAGACTATCTACGTTAAAGTCCAAGTCTACTTTAGTGCCGATGCCAGAACTAGAACGAGTTTTAAGCAATTGCAATTGATACTTACCGCGCTCACGCATTGCACGTGATGTAAAGATACCAAATACGTTATCTGCTGTATTAATTTTAGAAATACCACCCGATATGTGACTGTGATCAAACTCTACTTCATCTACAGCCGAACGATTTAATTGCGATGCTGTTACGAATAAGATGTTTAGTTCTTTTGCCAGGTTACGCAACTCTTCACTCACATATTTGTCTTTAACAAACAAGTCGTTTGGACTAACTTTGGCCGATACTGGCATTAACAAGTCCAAGTAGTCAACCATTAGGAAGTCTACCTTGGTGCCTGTCTGTATTTGAAATTCCCTAATATATGCACGAATATCGTTTACGTTAGATTGTGCTGGCATATACTTAATTTGGAAATTGCCTGACTTCTTAGATGCCATACGAACTTTGAGCTCTACATCATCTAGGTTCTTAAATAGTTCTCTAGTGCTACAATTAGCGACCATTGAGTCTATACGCATAGAACACAATCCTTCGCTTAGTTCCAATGTCAAGTAAATGCCGTTAAGCCCGGCAGTAAACCAGTTAACAGATATATTTTGCATAAACAAGGATTTTCCTGAACCTGAACCACCTGCAAAGATGTTTAACTCACCTCGGTTCATGCCTCCAAATAGTGCTTTGTCCAGTGCTGGCCAGCCAGTTGATACTTGTCCGTTGCCTGCTTTAATAGCCATTAGCCTAGCGCGTGGGTCTTTAAAGTAATCTGTTCCGATATCTTTAACTAGCCCGATTCGAACTGCGTCTGTTACAATTTTCTCAACGGGTGCATAATCACCCTTTTCAATCAAATCTGCTGCTTTAAGCACGGCTCTTTCTAATTCTTTTCTTTTGCTAAACCCTTCAAACTCAGTTAAGAACCATTCGTGATGCTCATCTGTAAGTCCTACTGTAGACTTTAGTGTTGTGCCCAGCAATGCATTGATCTGTTCAACTGTAGGCATTGCCTTGTATTTGTTTGCGTGTTGTTTAACGAACTCGGCTGCATCTCTTAACGCACGGTTAAAGTTGTTTGAATTAAATATATTCTGCACCCTAACATACGATTCAGGATGGTCAATCATCATTTCGAGGAACAGCTTTTGCAAGTCCTCTGTATATTCTTTTGTTACGGTTTCTTTAGGTTGTTGGGACATATTTCTTCCTTAATAATTTTATCTTTAATTCATTTGTTTCTACGCTATCTATTATTGTTTTAAGAACAAACAGTTTGCCGTATTTCTTTACTGCTTCGTTAATATCTACACAAGTCTCTGCCCACACTGGGAATGAAACTGACCATGAATTCTTGAGTGCCACGTCTATTAGGTTTCCACCTGTCTTATTCCAATCTGGCACTACTATTATTTCTCTGTCTAAGTTTTCTATTAAATCGATTTGTGTCTGAGTAACCTCAGCTTTAAGAACGGCCACTGCATCTATACTTAGTGCATCAAAGACACCCTCACAAACAATTACGAACTTCCGGTTGCGTTCCTGTTTATCGATATTGAACACATAACCGGCGTCTGCCTTCTGAATATACTTAGGTTCTACTCCATCATTGAGTGCCCTGGCACTATAACCGACAATTTCATTCTTCCATGTAAACGGTATAATTACTCGTTTATTCATCTTAAACTTGGTATTCGACGACCAATAGAAGTCATATTTGTGCATATTAATTTTACGGTGCGCGACATACTCTACAGATTCCATAAATCCTTTTGGATATTCCGGAAGCGGGTGCGTGGCCTGTAATTCGTAAAATTCTAATAGACCGTAAAAGCTTACAGCTTCATCTGGTAAAGGTTCTTTCTTAAAGTCAACCTTTAACTCTTCTTTCTTTGGCTCTACTTTAACCAGCCCAAGTAACTCTTGTCGCTGTTGTTCGCGCTTTGCTTCAATGCTTAGTCGTTGTATCTCTGATTCATCTACATCAAGCCATTTTAATAGTTTGCGGAATTTGTATTGTAGTGGATAGCCAGCAGTGTAAGATGCCTTATATTGGCAGTTGAAACAAGAATATGAGACGGAATTATCCCCATCTGAGATTATTAGTCCTCCTCTACCACGTTTATCAACTGATTCGCCGTTGTGAGGACAACAGACAGCATTGCCAGTTATCCAGCCTTTGGCACTGCGATGTGTTTTTCTTCCTGTTGTCCAAGCTCGCAGTATAGTGTCAGATATTAGTGTCAATTCTTGTCACCTTCCAATTTGATCTTGCTGTTCCTTTTCTGGGACTAAGAACCTTAGTATTAGTATAACCTTGTCGATATACATTAAACAATTGCCAATAACTAATTTTTAATTCGTTTTTATATAATTCAGCAAAACCCTTTAACCCAATATTAGTTGTCCATGTTCTACCATCAGGTGATTCGATTCGATAACTTCCATTGTGAGACTTACTTTTTCGTGTTTTTGTTATGTCAGAATCTGGGTTATCTTTAAATCGTTTTAATTGTGCCTTACTACAATTTTTTGCTCGATCTGCTTTCCATTCATCTGATGCCTTACTCCACATTTTTGTTACTATTATTTTTGCTGATTCTGAATCTAATCCATCTCCGCCGTTAGTCATATTATATCCTAATTCAACTGATTTATATTCAGCAATCCAATAAATTTCTCTATCATTTAGCTCTTTTTTAGACCAGGCATTGTTTTCTTCAATTATCTCAAACTTCATATTATCCCAACCATACTTCTTAATTGCATTGGCGATTTTTCGGTCTGTGCTACTATATTTTTCAAATCGACGATACCAATTCCTTTTTCCTTCAAAAGTAGAAGTAGATTGGCCAACATAATGTTTCCCAGAAGGAGAAGTAATAAGATATATAAACGACATACTAATATTTTAACGAAATAGTTACTATAAAAGCAAATATTTCGAAAGATTATATCGGTTTAGAGAGAACGATAGAGTATTTTAGAGACCGGTGATGGATTAACGTTACCGTTAGTTGGCGCAACCACAAATCGAACTGCGACATATACTCCATCAAAATTGCAATAATCAACGGTAGTTTGGTTAGTATAGTTAAGGACGGATGAAACATTTCCCACCGTTATAATATTTGCATTTCCTGATTCAAGAATTAACACATTTCCCCATGCCAAATTTGGAGCATCACTGTTTACCCATGCTATTGGGTCATTTGTTGCCTGGACCAAAACATTGCCAGTAAATCCAGTAGGTAGGAAATAAAACTGTGCGGTGTGGTGTGCGGCCTGCTGCATAGATCTGTTGTCACCGGCAATTGCGCTGCTTGTAATGCTTGTGTTGCTATTGCTTGGTAAATCTACTTCTGTGCTTGGTCGGTAAGCCGGATATGGACCATCGCGTAACAATATTTCTCCACGCGATTCATAGTTTTCATCTGTGTAAACAACTTCCTCTATGCCCGTTGTTGGATCGGTAACCGTTAATGCATAATTGTAATACGGTTGCGACAAATCTATTAGATCATACTTATTAAGTGATACTGTAATAAAGCCACTAACTGCATTTACGACCGTAATGCCGCCAATTAATGCATTATCTTTAGTAACAGCCGTTGTTCCCTCTTCATCTGAAAGCATTCTAAAAGTAATAGTCCATCCAGTAACATTGACTGGTTTTTGGTTTGAGTTCTTAAATAGAAACTGGATGACATTATCGACACCCTTGTAAATTTTAACTTGTCGTTGATACATAGTTCTCCACCTCTGAGTAACGGTTGGGTCAGGGTTGCATTGCACCGTGACCGAATTCGGATAAAAGTAAGTGTCCATTCGTTGCATAATAAAAGTATTTATGCGTTTTTCTGTCGTGACCATATTCGAATGCTAAATATCCGTATGCATGATTCAGACATTCAACGAATACTGGCCGAAAAGCCTTTCTTAACACTACTTTCCTATGGTGGAAACGACTATATTGGAATTATCCAAAATATCGACGATTCCATTACTACGATTTACGATTATGGAAGTCTTAAGACTGCAGAACAAAAATTGATGTTTTTAGAGTTAGCCGAGGTATGGTGGATGGAGAGCAATCGTTTGGTTCCTATAAATGTCTTTTTACGTGCGGAATGGGTTATCTTCCGTCCCACACTAAAAACGCTAAATTCTAAAGACGTTGAAGTAAAACTTTGGAGGCCTAAACCAGAAGTGACAGCTAGAACTCCTATTGGAATAAACACTGCATTATTTTACAATTCTATATGGAGCAATCCAAGATTTTATGTTGTAAG